CGCCGTTCTGCAGGTTCAATCCGTGTCCCGCAGAAGCGGGGTGGATAAGTGCCACAGGGATTTTTCCGCTGTTCCAGTCGGAAATGTCCTCGCTTGACTTAATCTCTCGGACATCAAACCGCTTTCGGATACGCACCAAATCATGCTTGAACCAGTAAGCCACAAGCAGCGGCTTCCCGTTCATGCTTTCGATTATATCCTCCAATGCGTCCAGCTTGCGGTCGTGTATTTCGATAATGCTTTCATCATCGGAGTACACTGCTCCGTTCGCCATCTGCGACAGCTTGTTGGAAAGAGAAGCGGCATTTGCCGCAGTTACTTCTTCGTTGTCATCGGACAAAACAAGGTCTTTTTTCAGACGGTCGTATTTCTCCTTTTCCTTTTCGGAAAGCTGAACCGTGTATTCCGCACTTATGAGTTCGGGCATTTTGAGGTGGTCGGCGGCTTTCATGGAAATCGTGATATCCGAGATTTTGTCATATATCTGTTGTTCGGCGTTGGGCAGAGGCTTATAGCTGTAAATCACCATTCCGTTACGCTTGTCCGGCTGAAAATAGGTATTTCTGTACTGCCCTATAAACCGACCGAGCCGTTCTCCCATATCCAGCAACTTGAATTCTGCGAACAAGTCCATCAGACCGTTGCCGGCGGGAGTACCCGTAAGACCTACTATGCGTTTCAGCTTAGGCCGGACTTTCATCAAAGCCTTGAAACGCTTGGTGTTGTGGTTCTTGAAGGAGGACAGCTCATCGATTACCAGCATATCAAAATCAAAGGGAACACGGCTTTCCTCAACAAGCCAGCCGAGGTTTTCCCGGTTGATGATGTAAATATCTGCGGGTGTTCGGAGTGCTGACAACCTTTCGGTTTCAGTTCCCACCGCCACGGAATAACGCAGCATTCTCAAATGCTCCCATTTCTCAACTTCCTCGCTCCAAGTGGTTCTTGCCACTCGTAGAGGTGCGATTACCAAAACTTTATGTACATCAAAGCTATCGAACAGCAGGTCATTTATTGCCGTCAGCGTTATGCTTGTTTTGCCTAAGCCCATATCAAGGAAAATCGCACAAGCGGGAGTATCCTTGATGAACTCTGTTGCATACTGCTGATAATTATGAGGACTGTATTTCATCAATTATCTCTCCAATCTGTTGGGGGTTGTCCAACACAAACACCTTGAACCCCAGTCTGCGGAGTAGTCTGTGCCTTGCCAGTTGGAGTGGTCGAGGCTTTTCTCCCGGTGCTTTTACCTCCACAAAGCCGATTTTCCCACCGGGCAGAAGAACTATTCTGTCGGGAACCCCATCGTAACCCGGCGATACGAACTTAAGTGCCAGACCGCCGATTTCCTTTACTTCCGTCAAAAGTTTGTGTTCAATTACTTTTTCTCGCATAAATCGCTCCTTTAGGTGGAGGTCGATGACGGTCGTTACATAAACTATTCTATAGGACTATTTTTATCAATTTTTCAGCCCTAAAGGGGGTTTTATACCAAGACCTCCATCGACCGTGGCGGCAGCTTCTGCCTTTATGACTCAATCGTCAAATTCTGACTTCAGCTGAAGCCCCATTATTACGTTACCCACCTTTGTTTTCTTTCTCGAAAAACCTGCAATTTCAAGAGCAGTATAGAACTCCGTAGTGCTTCGTGCAAACTCTCCGTTTCTCGTACAGTACGCACGATACTCCTGATACAACTCACCCGATTTCTGAGTGTAGGTCTTGTCTACCTCGCAGCAATCCTCAATAAAAATAGAAAGCCAGTCGTTATTGTCACGGTATTGATTGATAGCGTCCTCCACAACTTTCGGCACAGACAGCTTGAAATTCGCAGCTATTACCTTTTGCGCACCCTCAATAATCCAGGTAAGAATAGCACCTCCCGCGTTCTCCACAAGGTAATCAGCATAGTTCTTGACATCGGAGTTTCCCTTGATTTTTGCATTGAACGGAATAACAATAAGCCTGCGCCAAGTTCCGTCGTCATTCGCTCCAACCCTAGGAAGGTGGTTGGTGTACAGCACAAGCGTGTGGGTAGGAATGAACTTGAAC